GGCGTCACAGACGTGCCGCTCACCCTGGGCATTGATGTTGTTCCAGCCAGGGATGTCGAAGGCCACAGCCGGGTACTCGGTTTGGCTCGGAGCCAGCCGCCCTGCATAGATCGCCGGGGCCGAACTGTTCGGCATATTGGCAACCAGGCCCACCAGCGTGGCGTCTTCGGACAGGGTGGAATAAACCCACCGTTCAATTGCTTGGTGTTCACTTGCCACGTTTCATCGCCCTCTTGATCGCTCGGTCCACTTCCTGCGGGAAGATACGCTTTTCCAGTTGCTTTGCCGCCCGCTTCATGTAGAACCGCCCAGGGATATGAAGCGTGCCTCCGTCCTTTAGCTCGCGGGTGGTGCCGTACTCCACATGAGCGGCATACTCGGTGCCCGTGGCCGTGATGGCCTCGTACGGGTCGCGGGGTCGCTCAGAAGTCACCATGGTGGCCGTGGGACGGAACGCCGCGCCGCTCACGAATGAGCCGCGCCCGAAGATGTAGGTGATGATCGAGTTTCGCAGAAGGCCAGTATCCACCGGCGCCGCCATCTTGGCAATCGTCTCGGTGCGAAAGGCCGCCTGACGAACCGCAGTGCGCAGCTCTTCGTCCAGATGCTCCACCAGGCCATCAAGCTCAGGAATCTTCACTTCCACCATGTATTCAGGAATCACGAAAGCCTCCGAATGATGGCGCGGCCGGCCGTTTGCCATTCTTGCGGATCCTCAACCGAATCCACTTCGTACTCATCCCCGTTCACCTTCACCCGGCTTGCGGGTGTGATCGTCAGGGCCTTGGGGTACGTCAGGTGATACCGAGAGCGGGCCATCGGCACCGGTTGAATGTCGGAGACCTCATCCCCCTCACGGAACATGATCAGGTGGCAAGGTTGGGCCGTGCCCCATGTTTCCACCGTCGAAACGTGCCCCTCCGCCGTGGCCGTGTTGGTGCGCGTAAGAAGCTGCAAGGAATCCGGCATGGCCGTTTCCTGGGTCTCGGTCATCCAGGCTACGTCACTCGATGACAACAAGGGACTGATCCTCCAAGCTCAGATCGAGCGGAATGCCGAACGTGCGGCGCGCGCGGGCCTTTGCGGCCATCTCTCGGTAGCCCTGCACCCGGTCGGTGAGGTCGAACTTGGAGCCGTCGCGCTCGAAGGTGACCTGCTGAGAGATGAGAGCCGCTTTGCGCTCGTAAATCAGGGCCTCGGCATGATCGAGGTCCCACGTCGGCACCCACGCAGAATCAGTTGGTGCACGTTTTGCACTATCTGCCAGTTTGCAGTAGCCCAGGAACGTCTCAACCTGCGCGTTCGTCACCACCGGCTCGGTATCGGCGGAAGTCTTGAGAACCAACAGGTCACGCGCTTCGGTGAGGGTCACGGACGCAGATGGCGAAACCAGGCCGGGAAGGCAACCTGAGAAACAAGCAAGCCTCCCCGGACCAGTGGGGAGGCTATGGAGATGATCACGCGCAGAGAGGTGTTATTGCGGGGGTTCCCCCTCGCCGTCTGCCTCGGCAAGCGTTGCATTGTCCTTGGCGAGCTTCAGCAAAGCCTCTTTGCCCAGGCCCTTGAGATCAGCAGCGGGGATACCAGCCGCTTCAAGGTGGGCCGCGAGATCAGCCTTTGTCATCCCGTCGAACGGGCTGAGAACCGGCTCAGTCGCTTCTTCTGCCTCTGCGGGCTCGGGTGCATCCGGGAGCATGACCCAGCGATCCGCAAGCAGAATCTTCGCTTGCTTTTGGTCCTGGGGGGAATCCCCCAGAACCTTTGTCACACGTCCATCTTCGCTCTGCAGTCGCATGGTTAGCTGATCGGCTTAGCGTAGATGTCCACCGTGCCCGTCAGGCCCGTAGGCGTGCCGGACGCAGTGATGGTGAGGAATTGCCCCACCGGCCAGTAGGCGCGAGCCCGACCGTTGGTGCCAGCGTTGAGCGCGTTGCTCAAGCGACCCGCCGAAGCGATGCTCGCACCGTCGATGAGACCGTCAGCCGAGGCCGCCGTAGCAGCAATCCCAGCGTCGATGGTTTGGCCAGAGACCACCCCCACCACCTTGACGATCAGGTCTTCGACCACGAGATCAACGTCGCCATCGTTGCGGATGGAGAGAACCCCAGCCGCACCGGCCGCCGCGCCGAGGGTCGCCTTCAGACGGCCTTCGTCGTAGAAGTTAGCCAGCAGTGCCATTAGGCCACCAGCACCCCGAACGGACAGCGAGTCGCGGCAGTCGGGTTCACCCGGCTGGCAGGGTTCGGCAAGGCCCAACCGAGGCGCATCACGACCCGAAGGGCCACCATGTCCTGCTGAGCGAGGTTGTATTTGATCGAGCCGTCATTGTTCTGAATCACGGCCTGGTCAAGCAGCTTGAAGGTCATGTCCTGGCGGATGCTGTAAACCACTCGGTTCCAGTCACCCGCGATCAGCAGGGCCGTGGCTTCGGCTTCGCTGATGTTGCGCAGGAAGTTGATCGGCACACCGTCAAGCTCGTAGGAGGTGCCACCTTGGACGCCACCCTGGCCATGAACGGTCTTGAAGATCGGGTTACCTTGCGAGTCACGGAGACCGCGCAGGCGACCACGCATGGAGAGGGTCGATACCGCGCCGGTTACGGCGTAGCCATCGTTCTCGATGTCGGCCCACACGCCGGTTTCACCAAGGAGAGCATCGTAGATGTCATCCCCGGCGCCGACTGTGGCGCTGAGGTCCACGTCGTTGCCAGCCGCCACCGCCTGAGTGACAATGCCGGTCGGCCAGTTGGTCGGTCGGTTGGTACCGAAGTAAACCGCCATGTCGATCGCGCGGCCAAAGGCTTCCTCGATCTGCGGGCGAGCTTCGGCCCAGATGTCGTAGTCAGCGTCATCAAGCACGGCTTCGGGAATCGGCACGATGACGGCGATTTCCTCTGCGTTGATGTAGACGTTGCTCCACTCCATCTCCGTGGTCTGCTTGAGACCCGTGTCGCCATTCACGAAGTAGGCGTCAGGGAGCGAGCTGAGAACCGGGATGCGGTGCTGATTCCGGCTCATGTTGGGGAGTCGCCGCGCCAGCTGCATGAAGGTGCTGCGGACGGCTACGTTTTGGGCGATTTCTCTCGATACCTCTTCGGGGATGAGAGCTTGGGCTTGAGTTCGGGTAATCACTTTTTTGAGGTGTTAGGTGCGCCCAGCCGACTGCCGAATGAACGAGTTCATGTCGTTGGTCTTGGGCGTTTGTTGAGTCCCGCGTCCCGCGTCGCCGCTCCCTCCCGGAGCAGGCTTTTGAGTGGTGAATAGGTTCGGATGAGCCGCTTTGAGGGCGTCCCAGTTCGGCTTTCCGTTGGCGTCGAGGTGGCCCCCTTCCCGGGCGGCCAACCATGCAAGGCGAGAGTCCGTGCAACCAGCGGCCTGCGCTCCTTCGAGGAATGCCGCGCGTTGTTCCGACTCGGTGAGTTGGGCTTGCAACTGTCCCAGTTGCGCTTTGAGTTCAGAACCTTCCGTCGCCGCTTTGGCCATATCGGCCAGTTGCTTCTTCATCTGGCTTTGGGAAGACCGCTCGGAGTCGAGGGCAGACTTCAGCCCCTTGATGTGGCCATCCACGAGCCCCTTTTGGGTGTCATCGAGGCTGGCAAACCAAGCGTCGTAAGTCAGCCCGTCCGTGGGCGGGTTCTGAGCCGGATCAGCCGCAGGGGCCGGAGGTGTCCCACCGCCAGGCGCGCCATCGGCGTTCCGATATTTCCGAAGTGCATCTCGCAACATCGGAGTCCGGTGGGCGGCCTTGCGCTGGGCGTCAACGGCTCACGAGAGAGCGCAGGGAGCGTTCCCGCACGGATGGCCCCCATCTGGGGTCATCAAACTCGGCCACCACGTCAGGGAGAGCGAGCCGCCCGGCACGGTACGCCTCGTACTTGCCAGGGCCAAGGATGCTCAGTTGGTCACCCTGGTTCAGCCGTGCGAAGCGATCGGGCCCGAGACCGATACCATCCTCATCCTCCATGCGAAACACCACAGCGGCGGCGCATCGGCATTGCGGATGGCGATAGAACGGTTGGTTCACGGAGTAGAGCCGCCCATGCAAGGCCCAGCACACCGGGCAGGTGCGGATGTCGAGCGCAGAGATACGCCGGTACCCCACGGCCCCAAAGGGCTCCGCGTTCACTTGGTAGTTCAGCAGGGCCGCATCCCTGTGAGCACTCACGACCTCAGTCCGGGCGATGATGTCAGAGCGTTGCTTGATCTCGCGGGTGGCGTTCACCACGTCGGAGCCCACTCCCGGCTCTTCCACGGCCGTGCGAATCCTGCGGCGGATGGCGGCGGCCACCTTGCGCGGGTTCTGGCCCTGCCCCACGCCTTGCAAAAGGCTGTCTTGCACCGCGTCACGGAGAACCTGGGGGTAGCGAGAGAACACCTCAGCCAGCGGGCTCCCGTCGCTCATGCGGCCCACCATGTTCTCGAAGGCGGCAACCGGGAGACGGTTCCACTCTGCGGACACTCTCAGCCGGTCGGGATGAGCCTGATACGCGAAGTCATAAGCGGCGGCACTCGCCATGGCAACGGCCTCGGCCTGGGCGTTCGTGATGAGGGCCGTCTGCAGGTCCGAAACCTCGCCCATTTGCACAGCCACTTGGTCAAGGAGCCGCTGGAGCCGTTCGGAGCGAAGGAGCCACGAAACCGGAGCGTCACCGGCCTCTTCGGCCATATCATCCAGCAGGGCCAGCAGCGCAATCAGCAGGGCTTCTTCGAGGTCCTTGTACGCCGCCTGCATCCCGGCGAGGGCTACCGCCTCACGCTCAATGATGCGCTGGCGATAGTGGGCCGCGATCTCTTGAATCGTCACGGTAGCTCAGGCGCGCGGAACATCCGGGCCGCCGCACGTTCCTCACGTTGCAGGCTTGCTTCTTCGGCTTGCTGAGCGAGTTCTTGAGCTTGCTCTTGGTCCACGTCCAAAGCCCGCTGGAACACGAACTCCTTGGGCACCCCGAGGCGATCCAGCACCGCGCCAAGCTCGGCCTTTTCCATCTCGGTGACGGGGGAAGTATCACGCCAGACCGCATCAACCTGTTGGCCGGTGGCCGTGCGCACGAGGTCTTCCCAGACGTTTCCAAAGGCGACCTGGCGAGATTCCACCTTGGTCTGCAAGGGGCTCTCGGTGACTCGGAGGGCCGCGCCGCTGGGTACCTGGCCTTGCTGGCCAAAGAAGTAGGTAGGCACGCTCGAAACGCGGGCAATCTGAAGCCGTGTGCTCTCTGCTACGGCCAGATTCCCCTGGAACTCGCCGCCCGGGAGTTGGCCAAACTTCGCGTCCGGGTTGCCGGATGTCCAGAGCTTGCTCGGAGCCCAGTCCATGATAGGCTTCCCTGTTGCGGGGTCGATCTGCACCTCAATCCCCGTGGCGAACCGCTGAGGGTACGCGCTGGCCTCCATGCCAACCACGAGATCATAGAGCGCCTTGTTCAGCATGTCTTGGAGCGGGATGACCGCCATTAGTTCCGACCACCCGAACTCACCGAGGCCCGCACCGTTCGCCCAGTGGAAGACCGGCACGCGCCCGAACTCATGGGGCTGAACCGCATCCTCGCCATCTTCCTCGAACGGGATGAGGCTCGATGTGGCGATGCTACTGAGCGCATCCACTTTGGCTTGCGTGATGTACCGCTCCACCCGGTCTTCGTAGTAGATGGTGATGCGTCGCCGCTTTTCGTTTGCGGTGCCCACCTCCCAAGTCTTCACAGCCGCGATCATGCGCTCACTGTCGCTGTCATCGTAGATGGGGGCAATCTGCCAGGGTCGCTGGCGATAGAGGCGCGGGCCGTCGCCAGCATCCCACAGGATTGCGTAGGCGTCCCCGTAGTGAACCGCGTCCCGGTGAATCTGGCGTTGCTTGGCGTCGAACCGCGATTCCCGCAGGAACCTGTCCACCTCAGTGCCCGAAGGCGTGAAACCGCTCACGATGAGCCGCCCGGAGATCGTGTCCACCACCAGCGGGCAGAGGTTATCGGCCAGGTCATCCAGCGCGCCCGCGAACCGCTCTCTGAACTGCGCCGAGACGTAGTTCATCGGGTGTTCCCCGGCGTAATACTTGCCCAGCTTCGTGTAAGTCAGAAGCCGGTTGGCCAGGCCGTCCACGCCGTCCTTTAGCTGAGCGCCGATTCCAGGCACCGAGGCGAGAGTCTGAGGGAGCACGGTGCGGAATGGCGAAACCGGGGGCAATCGTCAATAGTTGCCCGCGAGCACGCCCACCAAGCGATCTGGGAAGAGATGCGTGAAGCCCCAAACGTAGGCGTCGAGCCGGTCTGGGCTCTTCATGCCCTTGCCAGGCTCCCACTCGCATAGCTGATCTTCGAGGTACGCGAAAACCCCCATGTGGTGAATCTTGCCTTGCTCCGACATCGAGCTAATGGGCTCGGCTCTCGCCTCCTTCGCCTTGCTGGCACGCACCAAGGTGACGGGCACTGATGGATCGATAGAGTGAATCGTGTGCTTGACCATCGCGCCGCCCTGGTTCTCTTCAGCCACGATCACGTTGGCTTTGTGCTTGTAGTAAGCAGTTACGGCCGCACTACCCCATGCCTGCGGCGTGCCTTTGAGCGTCACATCTTCCAGCAGAATCCCGCGTCCCTTCGAGGTGCGAGCGCACACCATGATGCCGTGCTCAGCTACATCGTCCGACTTCTTATCCGAGGCCCCGGGGTCCACGGCCACCACAATGCGGCTGATGGGGTCGTTCGGGAAGGGCCGAGTGATGCGGCAATCATCAATCCACGAGCGTTTCCAGAGGGCGCCGGGGTTATCGTCCAGCAGCTCTCCCTCAAGCTCTTGGCGACCAAGGCGAGTGCCGGCGTAGCGTTCTTCCAGGGCCGTGATGAACGTGCCCGCCAGGTTCGCTTTGTTATCGTAGGTCGCGCCCCGGGTGATGTGCAGGTTGGGGAGCTTCAGCACGTCCTTGAATGTGGGCGTGGGCTTCGGGGTGCTCGCTATGGCAATCTGCGGATTCGTGCCGAGGCGGCAACCGAAGACCAAGTTACTCAGGGCCTCGGGGTACTGCCAAGCGGCCACTTCATCCGCGATGGCCTTATGACACTGCGGGCCGCGAAGTTGGTCCGGCTCTGCAGCGGAAAAGCAGAGGGCCGTGGATCCGTTTGGCCAGGTGAGCCGCCTGTCGTTGGCGTTCCACTTGGGGCGGAACCAGGGGGGCGAACACGCGAGAATCCCCGCAGGACCACGCACGATGACATCCCGGTAGTCCGCAGACGTTCGAGCGACGATGTGAATGATCGTGTCCGGCTTCTTCGCCCACTCAATCACCAGTTCGGCAATCGTGCGGGTCTTGCCCCAACCACGGCCCGCCTGGATGACCCAAGCGAACCACTCACCGCTAGGGGCTTGCTGATCCGCACGGCCCCAGAACCGCCAGTCGTACTTGAGAACATCAAGCTCTTCCTCGGTGAAGGTGCCGAGGATGCGCCCCCGTTCATCCGCCGTCAGCGAGGCGAGCGAGGCGCTCGTGAATTTCAACCCTTAGAGCCTCCGCCTTGCTGGCGTTCATCCCTTCCTCAATGTCGGAAATGCCGTAGCTCGCCCGCTCAAGCCGAATGATCCGCTCGATGGTTGTGGACAAGCTGTTCAAATGGCCGGTCAAACTGTCGCCACTCCCGAGCTTCAGGACCACCATCGCCGCGTTGCGCTCTTCTTCGTCGCCATGGAGATACTGGTGAACCAGATCGAGAATCCGCTCCACGTTGCCTCGAAGTCGCGCCGTCAGACGCCGGTGGCTGGCAATAACATCGACTTGCCGCTCAGCGGCGGCGTCCGCCACGGGCCGACGTACATTGTCCACAGCCTGTTCACTTGCGTCCAATTGAGCGAGCTTTGCGCTGCGGAGTCGCCGCACTTCACCGGACGGGTCCTGCGTCCACCCATCCCGCTTGATGCGCTGGTGGATGGTCGTATGTTTGACCCCGTGTCGCTCAGCGAGAGCCCGGAGCGTGTAAGCCCCGGTTTCATACTCAGCGCGGATGCGGGGCCAATCGAGGTCGGCCCGCCTGCCCATCAGAGCTTGAACTCAATCGCGCCGTGGAAGTGGTTGCCGTTGCGCAGATCGTTCACTGCCACCGGGACGGAGGTCTTCACGTCAATCTCCTTGGCCCACTCGAAGACCTTGAAGCCGCGCTGGCCATCCAGATGCACTGCGGCGCGGGCGAACGGCTTGCCGCCTTCAAACTCCGACTCGCTGAACGACACTTCGACATCGAACGGGCCGGGAATCGGAAGGGTCTTGGTGAAGTGGCCGCCCGCAGGGAGGTCAAACTCTCGGTCCACGGTGCCCGTCTTGGCGTAGGCGATCTTGAAGACGATCAGATTGATAAACGTGCGGAATCGGTAGTCGCCACGAATGCGGATGCTGGGCATGGTCACTCTTGGGCTATCGTTTCGGCGGGGTCAACGGGCTGGCGAATCGGCCTCGCGTGGGGCTCCAGCTTGCACAGCACGCCATCCACGAAGGCGAAATGCCTGTTCACCTGAGCCACGTCCATGAGAATCGCTGAACCTGGGGGGCAAGCAGGGGATTCGATGACTTCGTGAGGGGGGCTTGCGGGCACCGGAATCGGGCATCGGCCAATCACCCACTGCGCAAACTCTTCGGCTTGCCGGTCGCGCTCTTCCTCCATGCGCTTGAGTAGGTTCTTACTGCATCGCTCGTAGAAGTCGCCGCTCAGCTCATCAAACGTGACGGCCATGCCGGGATTCATCCCACTTTCACCTCTTCGAGCGACTTCACAGCCTTGCCTTCGGCCTTCTTGAGCCACTTGCCAAGCTGGCCAAGTACCGGGAGGTCCATCTGAGCCGAGTTGATGAGCACAGAGCGCGCTTCGTGGAGGATCAGGATGGAGAGCACCGTGAGCATGGCACCGGCCACGCCGTCACGCTTGAGACTGGGAGTGAGCGCCGCTGCTTGACTGATTCCCCAGATCACGGCGTACACCGCGACAATGGAGCACGAGTAGCCCACCATCTTGGCCACCGTGCGGCGGAAGAGCACGTTTCCATCGAACTTGCCCGCGTACCAGGCCGATGCGGCGCCGGTCACCAGATCGAGCAACAGAAGCACCGCCATCACAATGCCACCGATGACCACACTCTCTGCGGGCATGAGCGAGGCGAGGCCACCAAGGGTCACTGCGGCCACGATCTCAACCGGACCAGCCACCAGGGCCTTCTTGGCCGCCATGGTTACAGAGTGGGCGGTGATCATCCGTTCCACTCCCAATTCGTGCTGGGGCGGTATCGCTTGAGGCCACGAGTGAAGTCTACGAAGAACCGATCGAATGACCACCCTCTCGGGTCGCTCTTGCGCCCAGGGGACACCAGCCGGTGGGTCGAGATGAACTGAAGTGTGGGGATCGCGTGTTGCAATTCCTTGATGAGCCAAGCGCACGCTTCTTCCTGCGCCTTAGTCACACGCTCATGGCCGTCGTTCATGTTGGCGAACGCAATGCCGATGGTGTAATCGTTGCAGTTGGGGCCATCCCACCCGCGAGATACACCGGCGTGCCACGCCCGCTTGGAGGTCGCCACGCACTTGAAGATCGTGCCGTCTCTCTCGATGATGTAGTGGTAGCTGGGCTTGGCGGGGGAACGTCGCAACCAGTCGATTGTGGAAGTGGCTGACGCCCCGGCTGTGCTGTGCAGGATGATCCCACTGATAGCCTTCTTGCGCCGGTTGGAGTTCAACTCCTTGGTGAGCGGGATGATGGTAGGCATCTCCCTTCGCGTGGGGGCTGGCATCGCGGGCGTCAACCTTTAGGCGAACACCGTGTCGATACTGTTCACGTAGTAGTCCAGCACAACCGCCGCTGCCGTGCCACCGTTGTTGGCGTAGTGGTGCCATGCCAGCAGGGCCGTACTCGCAGGCATGTCCGTGGTGATCACGCCCGAGGCCGTCGCTCCACTGACGATGTTGGTCACACGCCAGCCGATACGGTCGCTGTTAGGGGCAGCGAACAGCTCGAAGTCGTAGATCGCAGTGATGGAGTTCGCCGGGAAGGACGCGCCAAGGTTAATCTTCGTGCAGGTGCCCGCCCCGTCGTTATGCATGATCTGCATGTTCGTGTCCCCAGAGTCATTCCCCATGAGGATGCAGTTCGTGAGCGCTGACGGGCTTTGCGTGGTTGCAGTGGCACCAGTGGAGTTCCAGAGGCCCACAGCGGTGCGCTGGTTGGCTACGGCCGTATTCATGCCCCAACGGGTGCGCATGTAGAAACCGCCGAAGCCCGGAGCATCCCCCCGGTAGCAGTTGAACACGGATGAACGAAGCTCAGAGGCAGAGTTTGCGGTGGCCGCTGAGGTGATGATCGCCCGGACCATGCCGGTCTTGCGGTCCACAGTCGCACTGATCGCCGGGTGAGACACCGTGCCCACCGCGGTCGGGGCCAAGGTGCCGATCATCGAGAACCCCGTGGTCCCAGACGGAAGGGTGATCTGCGTGCCACCAAGAGCCAGGCTTGACTGGAGCGGGAAGTCTGTCCCTTCCGGCCCTTGCACGTAAGGCAGACGCCGCCCCGCCCCAACTCTCGTGAAGAGCTGCGCGCCGGACGCAGGGGCTGAAGGCTTGGAGGCTTGGTCCACCAGCGAGAGAACCGGTACCGTGGGCGAGAACTCACGGTAAGGGAGCGAGTTCCATGCCGCCGTACCGTTGCCGATCTTCATCAGCTGTGTGTCGGTCTCGAAACCGATCTCACCCGCGCCTAGAACCGGGTTATTGGCCGTCCAATTTGCCGCAGTGTCGCGGCGTTGTTGCATCCGAATGGGCATGTTATGAAGTTCCTCCGTCGATCACGTCATCCGGGGTGTAGACCGACGATGCCGTACCCCCGTCGAATTGGCCCACACTGGCCAGAGAATCAAGCCACTCGGCCTCGGTGCCAACGAAGCCGTTAGCCACCGCCACCTCGTAAGCTGAGAGCCCTTGCTCGCCCTGCGGCCCTTCGGGGCCAGTCGCACCCGTTGGACCCGTGGGGCCAGCCGCACCTGTTGCACCTGCCGGACCTTGCGGGCCTGTCGCGCCCGTGGGGCCGGGGTCGCCTTGCAAGCCTCGCTCGCCTTGAGGGCCTTGCGGACCAGTGGCCCCTGTTGGACCAGCCGGGCCAGCGGCACCTGTCGCACCCGTTGCGCCGGTCGCACCCGTGGGGCCTGCGGGGCCGGTATCACCCTGGGGGCCAGCCGGGCCAGCCGGGCCGGTGGATCCGGCCGGACCTGCGGGACCCGTAGCACCAGCAGGGCCAGTTGCGCCCGTGTCGCCTTTGGGGCCTCTCGGGCCAACCAGGGAGTTCAGCTGCACGTCCCGCGTCGGAATGGTGATTTCGACGTTGTAAACCGGCGCGTCAGCCGTTAGCTCTACGGTGATCTCGCTCATGCCTGATCGCTGTTCACTCCCCGAATCACCGTGAGCTTGCCGGAGCCGATGACGGTCTCTGTATCGCCGTCCCAAAGCTCGATTTCGTACTGATACTGCGGGCCGGGAGTGAATCCGCGCGTGGTCGCTACGGGAATCGTGAGCACCGCAAGTCCCTGGGCGGCGTTCGTGATCTCGAAGCCTGAATCTACGTCCGCAGTCGAGATGTGGAAGTCCGGCTCAACATCCGAAGAGAACACCAGCGTTTTCCCCGTGAGGTTCACGGCGGTGCCTTCTGACGTTTTCACGGAGGCATTCATCGTGAAGGTGGTGCCTTGGTGGATGGTGAGCGACATCTCAGCCCCGCTGGCGACTCACGCGCCGTTCGTCAATCATCGGCCCAACCTCTCCAGCGCATACTCCAGCTTCCAGTCTTCCTCCATCGGCCCGATGAACCTACGGCCGGCAATCGCGTCAGGCACCGATGTCGCATGAGCCTTGCCGATGAGCTTTTGAGCCGACTTCCAACCCTTGTTGATCGCCTGCTTGGTGATTCCATCCAGGTGAGCGGCCGTCGCGTGCTCCGTCTGCATCAGCACCACCACCACGCCCCGGCGTTCGGCCTCGGTGAGCCAGTGCCAAACCTCACGGATGATGCTCGCGTCCATGTCCGGCTCATCGGTGGCCGGGGGCTGGGCCGCAGCGACTTCGATCAGCTCTTCGGCTAAGGGCTCCGCATGGCGCCGGGTGGCCGAATCCTTTACATGGCCAAGGTGCCGAGGCACACACACCCGCACGAAGGCTTCCACCGATGAGCCGCGCTCGGGGTCGAACTGACGGATAGCCGCCAAGGCCGCGATACGAGCTTCTTGCAGGATGTCACCTTGCTCCATGCCGGGGATGTGCCACTCGTTCGCAATCGCTTCGAGGATGGTGCCAAGCTCTTTGAGAGCCCGCGCCTCCGCATCCCGATCACCGCGAGCGGCACGTTCCACCAAGACACGGAGCAAGGGGTTCATCAGACCACCATCCCGCCAGGGCACGAGCCCGAAAAGAGCGAAGCCTGCTGGCTCGCCTTGGCGTTCAGCCAGAGCACTTCCACCCGGTCTCTCGCGCCATCGGCCAAGGCCGCACGGGTCGCCTTAGTCCAGCCCGGCAAGGCTTCGTCGTACATCTGCGACTGGTAGCCGCTGAGCACCACTGCCCCCGAGAGCGAACCAAGGAAACCTAGAAGCTCCAGGTGCTCGGCCTCGGTCATCTCATGTTTGTAATCGCCGCCTTTGTTGCGCGTTTCAGGCAGGTACGGCGGGTCCACATAATGCAGGGCTTGCGGCCCATCATGGGCGTCCATCACCTGCATGGCATCGCGGTTTTCGATGACCACGCCGCGCAAGCGTTCGATGATCGCCGGGAGTTCCTTCGGGTAGTTCGCCCAGTCGTGCGCCGGCGTCGTGCCAGATTTGTTCGAGTTCGCCCTGAATCCGGTGTTGTAGCCCGTGGCCCCATTGGATCCGAAGCCCATGAAGGACCGGATAATCGTGCGCCGCGCTTGCTCTACGGGGTCATCAGATTCGGTGTAGGACATCTCGAACTCAGTCCGCGCAAACGGGGTCAGATGCAGGGCACTGGCCAGCTTCGCACCGTCATCCCGAAGCACTCGGAACACGTTCACGATCTCGCCGTCTAGGTCGTTGTAAACCTCTGCGTAGCACCGAGGCTTGCGAAGCAGCACCGAGCCCCCGCCGCCAAACGGCTCGACGTACACCCGATGAGCCGGGAAGTGGCTGATGATCCACGGGGCCAGGTTCCACTTGCCGCCGTGGTAGCGAACTGCGGGGCGTTTCGGTTGCATCAGTCTCCCTCGGCCCTCACCACCGTGGCCCCCAGCCCGATGCACTTCAGCGAGCGCAGACGGTTGATTTGCTCATCCGTGGCCGTTCGCTCCTTCATCGGCAAGGCTTCGGGAGTTCTGGCGAAGAGTTCCTTTCGGGCCTCGTTTGCTCGCTCCGGCGGGCACTTGATGAACGTAATCACGCCCGCTTTGCCGTCCTCGGAATCATCCAAGACCCGCGATACCGTCACCCAGTTTTTGGTGCGGTTGCGCTCGATCTGGGCGCGGAATTCGCCCGCCGTGGGGAACCACGGGGAATCGCTCCGCAGGAAGTGATCCACCGCCCCTTTGAGTTCATCCGGGGTGAGCGGGTATCGCTGCGCCCGCAGAGGCGCAAGCACCGTCACCCAGGCATCCACGAACTCGCCAAGTTGGTCCTGAGAGGGGCCGCCCTTGAGGGAGTTCAGACGCCGGATGCAGGACGTGACCGCCTTGCGAAAAGCCGCCGTCGCCATCACCAGTTCTCCCGGATGTAACGATCCTCTTCGGCCCGAGCGGCCAGCAGCTTGTCGTGCTCGCTGAGCATCCGGTCCACGTCATCGGCGGGATCACCCCACTTGGGCTTGCCCTTGCTGGGTGGGTGGCCCCAGCAGGCGCGTTTCGCCTCCGCAAGCAAGGTCTGAGCGTTGCTCCACACCGCGCCGTAGCCGAGGTCTGGTTTGTGGAGAGCGCACCAAACCAGCAGCATCGTGGCCTCGCGCTCGCCGCAGAACTCCACCAGCCGGAGGATCGAGCTCGACTTGCCGATGTTCCGGCGAATCATGGGCGCAGTGGGGGGCGGTTGGCCTGTTGCCCCTGAGATGGCCGTCATGATGCGCTCGACGGTCGGGAACGGGTTCGTATCCAGAACCTCGGGCTCGATGACCTGTGGCTCCAAAGCCTCTCTGGGTTCTGAGCTGATGATCTCAAGCTCGATGACCTCGCAAGGTTCGGCCATGGCCGCCGCGCCATTTACGTTAGTAAATGTATTCCCTGTCTCTGTCTCTGACTCTGACTCTGGTTCTGACTCTGTCTTAGAAAGGGTCACTTTTTTGTCACGCGTGACATTTGCGTGACATGGGTCACTAGTCACGCAGTTGTCACTAGTTCCACCCACTTGTTGAGACTTCGCCCGGTCGCGTGACCGTGCCTTGCGTTCGGCCGCGGCCCGCTTGGAGTCGTTCACCTGGGAGGCCGTAGTCTGGAACTCCGCCCACCGATCAGAGCCAACGGTCCACCCGCCATCGGTTTCAACCCAGAGCCCTTGCTTCACTAGGCCAGCCACCACGCAATGCGCGTCATCCATGCCGAGGGCGAGGATGGGCAGAGCGTTAGCGGGGATGAAACCGTCAAGCAGGTGGTCTTTGGAGTAGAGCAACCCCTTGACGTAGAGCGCAAAGGCCAGAGGCCCCGCCGCCAAGAGCTTCCCGTTGGTCAGGGCCTTCGTGTCAAGCCGGACGTAAATCATTCGTCCCCACCCCACTTATCGCACTTGGCTGAGTTGCAAGGCTTGCACAGAACTTGCAGGTTTTCAACGTCGTGAGTCCCGCCTTTGGAGATAGGCCTTATGTGGTCAATAGTCAGCGAGGTTGTTGCCCCGCAGAACTGGCACGTGAAGTTGTCTCGGTGTAGAACGTACTGCCTATGAGTTGGCGGGATCTGGTAGCCCCCCGCAGCTTTCATTCGTAAGGCGCGTCGGTAGTAGGGAGTTGAGTCGTAAAGCTCAGCCCAGTTTGTAACGCTCCATTCCGCGCCTTCGGCAAGGGCTCCATCTTCACGCGCCGCCGTGAGCATGGCCCGAATGTCACTCTCAGGAATGCCCCACTTCTTCGATGCCACTGGGACACTGAGGGCCTTGGCCGTTCCCTTGACCCCCTCGGTCTTGACGTGAAGCAAGAGCCGAATCCAGGCAAGCTGGGCGAGGGGATCAAGCAGGTACACCCACTCGGAATCGAAGATGCCCGTATCCAGGCGCATCCACCGCTGAGACTTAGCCACCGAACATTCCCTCCTGCTTCACGGACTTCTTGCCCCTCACGGCTTGCCGCAGGGCGTGGAGATGTTTGGCCTCATCCGCGCGCACCTGTTGGCGCTCACGGGGAGCCATGATCTTCCTTGCGGAGAGGTCCATAGCATCCGACGCCCGGACGTAATCCACAGCGGCTTGCACGATGTCCGCAGCTTCGGGGAATTGGAGCCGCAGTTCTGCGATTCGATCAGGACTCATCGACCATCACCTTCAGCACTTGGAGCTTGTAGACAACCCCTGTACCCCTTGTCATGAAGCTAATCACTTCGAGGTCGTAAGCCCAGCCTTGCTTAATTTCGTTTCCGTAGTAACCTCGGTCACTCATCACGAAGCGAACCTTCTGGCCTTTCTTCAGAGCGGGCATGTCGTAGCCCCCCCACATGATTTCCTCACCGATTTCGACGTAACGGCTAATACCATCGGTGACAATTTCTTGCAAGCCTTCATCAACCATAGCAGGGAGTTCTTTCACGGACACCGAAGCCACGGCATACGATGAGAGTTCACACTTCCCTAGGCGGGATGGCTCTATGGTGAAGAAAAGATGATTCCCGTGAACGTCACTCAGTGAAACATCACCATCTCCACATAGAGCCGGGTTGCCCTTGAACTTGCCATCCCTGGCAAGATTGAAGACCTCTTCCATCGAATAGACCTTCTCCCCGGCAAGGTTGAAGAAGCCGCCAATGCCGTGGCACGAAAGGCCGCCGCCAGTCTTGCGATACAGATGCGGCCCCGAAGTGCCGTAGCGAATGACCAGATACTCTCCCATCAGTCCTCCACCACCGGGATGATCACGATCTCAAGGAACCCCATGCCCGTTTGCGGCTTAGGGAGCCATTCGACGTTATCCGTGAGCACGTTCTTGGCACGGTCATCCGCAATCAGGCCAGCATCACGAAGGCCATCAATGGCAGGCTTCGCGGCGGCGCGTGCGTTATCTCGGTCCACGGGACAGTACGGTTTATCGTTCTGCTTCGTGAGCTTGCCCACTGAACTACTCCAAGACTGCGAGGGCGGGCAGTAGCGGTAAACGATATGGAATCGCTCGTAGTTCATGCCTTTGCCTTCGCTCTTTAGGCCCAGTACGCTCCAATCTTTCCGCATGGCCGCCGTAGCGTTGCGACGTGGCCAAGGAGAGGCACCTACAGCGGGCTTCACTGCCTGCTTAGGCAGAGCACCACGGATGACGATGGGTTCGAGTGTCTTAGGCACAGTCCGGGTCCTCCGCTACCCATCGGTAGATGAACACCAGCGTGACGATGAGCCACAGAGCGCAGAGAACGATGAGGCCTTTCACTTGCCACCTCGCAGATACTCTTTGAAGAGCTGGTCGAGGTCAGGCAGTACGGACCAAGTGATGACTTCGGGGTCTCGCTTGGCGGCTTCCGCTACAGCGTGACACCACAGTTCCACATCATCCTTCAGAGTCGGGAAGTCGTGCCCGACAACCATGCTTACGTCCTTCCCTTCAAACTGAATCACATAGCCTTTGGCATTAGGTCGAATCCAGGCCGTGTCAAACGTGCAAGGGACTTGGCTCCACCTCACGCTCCAACCTCCTTAGCCTGCAATCGTTCCCAGGCTTCCTCGAAGTCAGCCCGATATTCGGCATAGTTCATGTTCAGGGCGTCGTAAGCCTCGAACAGCGCGGGGCAGTTCTGCGGAGCATCACCGGGCTTTGGCCAGTCCTTCTGTGCCAACTCTTCATGGCAAGCTCGCCAGATGAGGAAGGCGAGAAGTGCGCGTTTGGAGACGTATTCCTGAGAGCCGGGGATGAACGGAGTGACCATCGCCTTCTCCATGAACTGCGAGTAGTGAGATACCGCAGAATCCTTCGACGGCGGCCCCGCTGTCTTGGTGGCCCGGTGGAGGATGTAACGAAGGCTTGAGATGCAGTGCCCCGCATCAAGCTCATCCATCGTGCTGATATTCGTCGCCAGAAGATTCAGCATCTCCGCGCGGATCCAGTTCTCCTTCTTGCACGCGGCAAGGTACGCCTTTCGCTCTTCGGTCTCGACCGGCTCCGGCCTCTTGGCCGTGCGCAGGTATCGAACTTCACCGGGCAGGCCGTAATCCGACGCGGCGGCGACCACGATCTTCTGGAATTGGTCGGCCTCTTCGGGGCTCGGCTCTCGCTCAATCGGAAGCACGCTGTCGGTGTAGGTGATGCGTGCCAGAGGCAAGCCCGTGAACTTCGCCACTCGCTGAGCGTGGTAACTGGCCTTTTCATCGAAGCAGGCCCGGTTCTGGCACCGCGCAGGCTCATCAGCGCCAAAGAGGTCGGACTGCGTGGCCGTGTTGCGCGGGCAGGCCGTGCAAGCCGGTCGCTGGCCCATTGGTACCGTCGTATCAAACGGCGCCTTTTCCAGCAGGTGACCATGACGACCGATGTAGGCCCGGAGCTTCACGGCCGTGTCAATGCCGTTGTAGCCCCTGGCCAGTTCGAGCACTCGCTCTTGGTCAATCGGCTCCAGGCGGCACGCAAGCTCGTACCAGCTCAGCGGGAACTCCTTGCGGCCCAGCGACTCCATGAGCGCGGGCGTGAGTTCCAGCAGCTTGCGCCGGCGCGAAACCCAGTCCACGCCGCGCGAGAGACGATCTGCAACGGCCTGGTCAGTGTCATAGAACCGAGAGAGGCCCACGATCGCGGCCACCTCTTCCAGCGGCTCCACGTCCACACGCTCCATGTTCTCGGTGAGAGCGGCTTCAATAGCCTCTTGGTCGCTCATCTCGCGCACGGAGCACGGAATACCGGAGAGGCCCGCCAGGATGGCCGCACGGGTGCGACGGGAACCGCACACCACCTCGTAGTGTCCGTCCACCTCCCGCACCAGCACGGGCTGAAGGAGCCCCTGCTTCTTGATGGACTCCGCAAGCTGGGCAAGGCCCTCATCACTGACCGACTTGCGCGGGTTGTAGGGCGCGAGCACCAACTCGGCCGGGTTGAACATGGAGAGGCTCACTTTCGAGCCTTCCGGCGCGCGGCCATTTCACTGATTAGCAGGACTGATACCAGAAGGTTCGAGCACAACAGGATGATCTCGGGAGTGCTCACTTCGCCACCTCGCTCTCTTCACCCGCCTCTTGTTGCGGGATGCCGCGCAGGGAATCCACGCTCACCTTTGCCGCCGCCCAGAGGTACTTGGCGGCCATGAACGCGATCTCGAATAGCACCAGGAAAAGGAACCCTGGCAACGAAGCGACCCACATGGCATGACGCCGCCACGCCGGACGAATCTCGGCAACCTGCTTGCCTTCGGCCCAGCGGAAGATGGCGGCCAAGCTCATGCCCGCCCAAACAAGCAGGACACATTCAAGAAGACTCACGCCGCCACCTCGCTCACGAGCTTCAGCCCCATAAGTTGCCGGATGATGCGTCGGTGCGTCCGGTAGGCACGGATGGCCTTTTCACACCGGTCCTTGCTCCACTCCTTGTTCTCACGGAGTTCTGAGATAAGGCCACCCATCTCATGCCGTCCGACATCGGCAAGCGGTTTCCAATCGAGAAGGACGCCCACAATCGTGGCGTCTCGCTTTTCGCGTTGTAGCGTGTTCATCAGCTTTGGTTGGCCGCATTTTCAGCGGCTTCCTGTTGCCCAGGTTCGGATTCAGGTACAACCGGGGATGCGTGCGCTCCGATTGTCTCTGAGAGGGGTTGCATAACGGCCTCGTTGCGCTTCACCGCACGGGGCCTTAGTTCTTCTGGGAGGTGCAGATATACGTTCTGCCGAGCAATCCCAATTTCGCGGGCAATCTGAGTAGGATTCAGCCCTTTCCGCGCAAGCTCAATCACCCGGTCGCGATTTGCAACCCCGCCACCAGGTACCATGAGTTCCGCATGTGCTCCAACCGTCTCTGAGAGGGGCGCACCGCAGGCCCCGTCGCTGTTCGAGAGCGCGGGGCCATTTCTTCGAGGGCGAGGGAAACTGATTCCAGCCTCTTCCAACACTGTGTAAATCGTGGGGCGACTTACGCCAAAAGCCCTCGCAAGGGAGACCACAGTCGGGGCACACCCCTTAGCCTCGCCACGCACGAACTCGGCAACGATTCCCGCTTTCTTGTCGTTGGTCAATCTTCGGACCATGCCCGTATTATGACCAGTCTTTTTTGACATGTCAAGAATTGGAGAGAAAAAAGGCCATACTTTATTGCAATGCTGGCCCTGATGGCTCAGGACCCGAGGGTGGACACAATCAACCGGCTACTCGCCATGAGCGGGCTGTCGTTGCGGTGGTTGTCGCGCCAGGTCGGGGCCGAGCCCGCGACCGTCAGCAACATCCTCAACGGGAACACGCGGGTTCCGAGGGACCCGGGACTCATTGACCGGATGATGGACGCGCTGGATGCTGCTCGCCCGGACCTGAACAAGATCAAGCTCAGTCACCGAGGCATGGTGGTGATTCCCGTCTATCCCGGCCTCTCAGCCGGAGAGCCCGCCTACACGATTGCGGACGTGTCCGAGGAACTGATACCGGAGCCTTCGGACGGGATCGAGCGATATGGCCGAATTGTGGCCGGTGACTCTATGACGCCGGTTTTTGAGCCAGGGGACGTGGCGATAATGAAGCCGACCGGCTCCGGCGTGGGGTTCGTGGTTCATGCCTACCGGGACGGGGAGGATGTCCTAAAGTGCGCCCGCGACGTGAACGGACGATGCTCGCTCTACTCGTTCAATTCTGACTACCTACCGCTCGATGGCGAGGGGTGGAAGGTCAAGGCCGTCTGCGTGGGGATCATCCGCTACATGGGGCGCGGGCGCAAGCAGTTCATAGATGCGCCGAACGGATTCACTTGGGCCGACCGTGAAGGGATTTAGCGGGTAATATCCCGCTGCGACTTGCCCAGCCTACGGGGTGGGTTCGGGCTCCCTCCGGGGAGCCTTTTTCGTTTACGGGGTCGGGCGTGAGTTGTTGCAGCTGATGACGATGAACAGGAATAGGCCAAGGCCGATGATCAGCGGGCCGAAGATGCTGATGCCAACGAACCAATTTGCGCACGCCCACTTGTTAGCCTGCCTGCCCGGGTGGTGGCCGCAGTTAGCACACCGCCAAAGGTAGGCACGCCCAATCTGGAATTGCTCCCAGTCTCGGAGCCCACACACCTGACACTTCTCAATCGGTTTCATAAGTAGGCCAATGATACAGGCCTGCTCATGGACTTTTTTTGAGTATTTTCTCGGGAGTTCTTGACATGTCAAGCAAGTGATGGCATAATATCAATACCGGGCTCGAACCCCGGTGGAGATAACTAAGTGAACCAAATCGCCAACGGACTGCTGACCGGCCTCGGTGCCGCAGTGGCCGCTCTCTACTTCGGCTGGTGCCTCAGCACTGGCATCAAGGCAGACCAGGAATACCTGGAAGCCAATGACGCGCGAATCGAGCGCGAGATTCAAGCCCGCGCGGGGTGGTCCAAGTGAACCGGTGCCCCGAAGGTTGCGGAGTCGCCTTGGTCGAGGACGTGATGGAGATCGTGAACAACGGCAAGTGCCCGCACGACCCGGACGCCACCTTTGACGAAGTGGACTCTCTCCGATGCCCCTCCTGCGGCTATGAGGTCGAAGCTGAAGCAATGCTCCCGGCCTTTGTTCGGGAAGATGGCCGCGAGGCACCGAGCGAGCAGGAGTTCGACGTGTTTGCGGGGGTGGGGCGATGAGCCCCGCCGCCGAGCAGGTCACCTTCGACGGCATCCTGGCTTCCATCAAGCGGGAGACGAACATCAACCTGCTTCGCCGCCAAATCGAGTGCTTGGTGCCTGAGCACCTGACCTTCGACGCCCCCACGCGGGACGATGAGGTCCGTGCCCTGAAGGCCCTGCAAGGTGAGCTTGAGCACGTTGCGAGCCGGGTTCAGGAGCTTCTGGACGACGCCAAGGTGGCCGATGACGATGAGGAGGTGGCCTGATGGCCGCCCCTTCCATCTCAACGCGCACCGCTCGCACGGAGACGAAGGCCAAACAAGCCTGGCTCGAAGAGCGACGCACCTACCTGGGCGCCACGGACATCAGCGCGATTATGGGGATCAACCCCTACCAGTCGCCGCATGATGTTTGGCTTGCCAAGAAGGGCCTCAAGGAGGATGAGTCGAAGATCGCGATGCGCGTCGGTACCTACCTGGAGCCGTTCATCGCCAAGGAGTTCGAGCACCAGCACAGCGTGAAGGTTCGCCGCTCGCGCCTGTACCGCCACAGCCGCGTTGGCTTCCTGGCCTGCAACCCAGACCGCGAGTTCACGCTCGACGTGGACGGGGTGAAAGTGCCGGCCCTGCTTGAGTGCAAGTCGGTCGGTTACTTTGCCAGCGCGAACTTCGGCCAAGACGGTTCGGACCAGATCCCCGAGCACTACATGATGCAAATCCTGTGGCAGATGATCATCACCGGCCGCAAGGTTGTAGCCCTGGCCGCGCTCGTGGACAATCGTGAGCTGCGGGTGTTCTACTACACCCTTGACCCGAACTACTCGGGCTGGGCTCACGTGTTCGATGAGGTCACCGCGAAGCGCGTGTTCAACTTCGCTATTCGCTGGTGGGCTGAGCACATCGAAGGCGACAAGGAGCCCGAGATGACCGGCCACGAGTCGGATCACACCTACCTGCAGAAGGTTCGGCCCTCCTACGAGAACGGGCTTCTGACCAACGCCGATGAGGCCACAGACGCCCTGTGTGTCCGGCTTGGCAAGGCCAAGACCCGTGCCGACCGGGCTCAGTACGTCGCCTCTGAGCTTGCCAACCGCATCAAGGCTTACATGGCCAAGGAGCGAGTGAGCGAGCTTGAGACGACAGTCGGCACCTTCACATGGAAGACCAACGTGCGCGGAGTCGCCACGTTCAAGACCCCCTTTAAGAGCAACAAGGCATGAACAACGCCAATAAGATCAAGACACTTCAGGACCAGCTGAACAAGTCAGCCGGGACTCTCTCCAAGGTGGCCGCATCGAAGGTCACCGCATCCCAACTCATCAAGATCGCGCTGAACGCGGCCATGCGGAACAGCACTCTCTTGCAGTGCGACGCTCGGTCCATCGTGCGGGCTGTGATGCAGGGCGCGGAGCTTGGCCTTGTGCCCGGCTCCGCCCTGAACCAAGCCTATCTGGTGCCATTCAAGAACAAGACGAACGGAACGTGGGAAGCGCAGTTGATCATCTCGGCGCAGGGCCTCGCTGAACTGGCGTACCGCTCTGGCATGGTCACGAGCATCACGGTCGAGTGCGTCTACCGAGGCGACGTGTTTGAGTTCGAGCAAGGTCTGAACCCCAAGCTGCGGCACATCCCTGCTGGCGAAACCGATGACCCCAGGGACATCACTCACGCCTACACGGTTGTGACCCTGAAGGACGGTGCTCAGGTGTTCAAGGTGATGACTCGCTCCCAGATCGACCGGATCATGAAGAAGAGCCCCAGCGTCAAATCTGGCTCCATGAGCCCGTGGTCTACGGACTACGAAGAGATGGCCCGCAAGACGGTGGCCAAGAACGCCTTCAAGTACGTGCCGAAGAGCATCGAAGTGGCAAAAGCGGCCGCGCTCGACTCCGCCCAGCAATCAGAGGACTGGTCGGACGTGGAGTTCGAGATTCCCGAAGCCATGCCGGATCTGCCCGAGGAAACCTCAAGCGCCGTCCAGGCCCTTGAGTCGAAGATTGCAGAGCGAACTGGTGACGTGGCAGACGAAGAAGACTTCGAGCCGAGTGGTGACGACGAATGAAGAGCTTTATCGCTCTCGACTTCGAGGGGTCCGGCAAGGACCCCCGCCGCCACGCGCCCACGCAGATCGGCCTGGCCCTGTTCGAGGAGGACACGGTAGTGGCCACGCTGGAGACCCTGATCGGCCCGCCGAGGCACTACAAGACGAAGGCCATCACGCGCGAGTACGACGCCACGGCCCTCGAACTGACCGGCTTCACGATGAAGCAGCTTCTTGCGGCCCCGGAGCCCGCCGAGGTGTGTTCGATGGTCCGGTCCTGGGTGCGAGAGCACGCCATCGGGAACCTGCCGCTGGTGGCCTACAACGCTGGTGGCTACGACTGGCCGATGATGCGAGAACTCGCGTACTTGGGCGGCTACTATGACCAAAGGGCGCGGCGGCGTGAGCCTGCAAGCCTGGGCCTCTCTCATCGTTGGGTGTGCGCTCAAGAGCTTGCGAGAGCCAAGATCGAGCCCGAGGAAGTGGAGGCGTACTCGCTTGACCAAGTGGCCAAAGTGCTTGGCCTTGATGGTCGCACTACAGAGCTTCACGGAGCCCTTGAGGATGCCATTCTGGCCGGGCGCGTCCTGCGTGCGCTCAGCAAACCCAGGGAACTCTCTGGCACGTTGCTGGAAGAGGCTGAGGTGGTGGCGTGAAGGTGCGCCCCATCCTGTTCAACGGGGAGATGGTGCGGGCCATCCTCGAAGGTCGCAAGACGCAGACCAGGCGTGTTATCAAAGACTTCCCCGAATATCACAAAGGGACTGAGGCTCCGCAAGCAAAGCGAGGAGAGCCGCCGCGTCACCCATCCTCGTACTTCGACTGTTATTGCAACAAGCCAAGGACAGAAGCCAACCCAAGGGGAATGTCTGACCGATGGTGCTGGTGGGATGAATACGACAGGATGGGAAACGGCTGGCTCAAATGCCCCTTCGGTGTCCCTGGCGACCGCCTTTGGGTGCGCGAGACGTGGGGTGACGGGGAAGAAAACAACTGCGAACCGGGCGTTTACTACCGAGCCACCGACCCCGCATGGGATAAGGAAGAAACCGGGTTCCGGTGGAAGCCCTCCATCCATATGCCCCGCTGGGCTTCACGCATCTCGCTGGAAGTCACGGGCGTTCGCGTGGAGCGGTTGAATGACATCAGCGAGGCAGACGCCGAGGCGGAAGGTGCCTCGAAAGTGCTCTGGTTTTGCCCTGCGGGAAAACCCGAATGCCGCATGAATCTAGGCAAGGACGTCTTTGACATCTCCTACATCAACGGCTTTGCAAATGTCTGGGAGTCCATCAACGGCCCCGGCTCGTGGGCAGAGAACCCGTGGGTCTGGGTGCTGGAGTTCAAGCGGATTGAGGTCCCCGCATGAAACGCCGCCACATCCACCTCGACAAAGTGACCGCGCTAGGCACCTGCCCGGCCTCTGGGAAGATGAAGTACGGCACTCGCGCTGAAGCCTCTGTGAAGCGGCGCAAGCAACTCACCGACCAAGGCAAGGTTTACCGTTGCCCCGACTGCCACTGCTGGCACATTTCCTCTGAACGGAGGTCCAAAACACATGACTGAAACCGCAATCGTTGCTCAGGCCCGCTATGTGCGGGAACTTCAGAAATCCTACTACAAGGGCGAGAAGCATCTGCTTTGGGAGTGCAAGACCCAAGAGAAGAAGCTCGATGAGATGATCGAAGAGCTTGACCGTGGCCAAGTATCCATCATGGACATGGCCTCCGAGGTGACCGCGTGAACACGAACGTCGTTGTTATCTCCGGCCGCGTCGGCAAGAAGCCCGAGCAACGCCTCACCACGGGCGGAACGGAGGTCACTGAGTTCTCCATCGCCGTGGACAAACGCAAGAAGGAGGATCCGCCGATGTGGTTCCGCATCACGGCCTTCGGCAAACAGGCTGAGTTCGCGAATCAGTTTCTCGACAAAGGCCGCCAGGTCATCATCTCGGGCCGCTTAGAGCAGCGCAAGTACGAAGATCGTGACGGCAAGAGCCGGGAGTCCATCTCGATTGTCGCAGAGCAAATCGAGGCCGTGGGTTCTCGGACTGATGGCGTGAAGCAGGTGCAAGGCACCCAAGACATTCATGGAGAGGAAGATGACTTTGACCCATTCTCATAGCCATAAGCTCTCGATGGCTAGACGCAAGCTAGGATCGCAAATCAGGCTCATTGGCGACGGTGCCGCAGAAGTGGAACTCACCCAGGGTCTTGTAGCAATCATCGATCAAGAAGACATTCCCCTAGTCGCACCGCACAAATGGCATGTGGCAAGAGGAAACAAGGACCTCTGCTATGCCAGGTGCAACGGAGACAGAAAGGCTGTGCCCATGCACCGCCTCTTGTTTGGAGACATTCCTGCTGATGTTCAGGTGGACCATATCGACCGGAACGGGCTCAACAACCGCAGAAGCAACTTGCGGCTATCTAATGCCACATTCCAGAAGCTAAACCAATCGGTGCGCCGAGACTGCACCAGCGGGTGCACTGGAGTCCATTTGCGGCCAGACGGCAAGTGGCAGGCCAGAATCTCGGTGAACGGCAGGCGCGTAAGCCTTGGCCACTTTGCCACATTCAATGACGCACAGTTCTGCATGGAGTCGGTGCGTTCAATCGTGGATGAGCTTATGCTCCAGCTTCCAACTGTAGCCAAAGTGCTTGAGAGGGAAGCGTCGTGACAGGCAACCCCACCCTCACCCCTGAACCCACTCTCTCCCTCGGCCACGGCTGGGGAGAGGCCCTGTGCGTGATCACCTTCCCTGGCGGCGTCTACGCGGCAAATCAGGCCACTCCGCACGGGCCTGACTCCTTCGAGGTTCACGGCCTGGCCGTGCATCTGGATGAGGCGTCTGCGCAGGATTACCTCACCTTCCACCGTGAGAGCCTGCCACCGGGCGGGGAGATTGTAAGCAAGAGCTACGAGGCCGCGCGAGAGATCGCAGTTGGCAAGGGGCTCGGCGCGCTGTTGCTCTTTCGCGGGGCTGTGATCGTGGATGTGGAGTACCTGAAATGACGGACAAAGAAAAGCTGAAGGCGATTAAGGATGCGATAGGCTCACCGCTCAACAACGGACTCTGCTTTGATGAAATCATCCGTGTTCTAAACGATGAACCCGACCCCCACCCCCTCGGCTCGGTGCGCTTTGACGAGGCGACGGAGGAACAGTTTGCGGAGTTCTGGGAAGCGGCTGGGTTCGTGATTGGGGGCAATACCCATGTTGGCATTTGGGCTGATAAGTTGGTCAATGGATTCCCGGATGAACTAACGGTATCAAAAAATGGTGCGATTGATATGTATGCGGGGGCTACAAGCATACATCTCGGACGGCTCCCCACCTTCCAAGAAGCCCTGGACGCGCTCAACGAACTGGCCGCGACCAAGATCATGGGAGGGTGGGAATGAGCCGCTACGCCAAGCAGCGACTCACCCTGCTTCAGTACGGGTGGGATGACTACACGAACTGGAAACGTGGCGGCGGGCCGGAGCCTGAGAACCCGTATCAGTGCCTCGGCTTTGCGAAGCGGGCGTGGCTCGAAGGCTACATGATGGCCAAGAGGGGAGAACCGAGGCCGGAAAAGTTGGGGGAGGTGGTGCGCTGATGAGCCTGAAGAACAAGGCCATGAAGGCGGCTCGTATCCTTGCCGGGAATGCCGTTTCGCCCGAGCATCACGCGAACGTGGCGAGCATGATTGCCCGCGAAGCTCAGGCACTCTCCATGGCCGATGGGATGCACTACACGCCTACCCATATCAGCAACAAGTTCACGAAGGATGAGCTTCGGGTTATGCCAGACACCGTGGTTCCTTGGTGCCGGTTGCGGATTGGAGACACGGTGGTTCTCATGGGGCTCTCTCACGCGAACAAGGACATGATGGCCTCTGAGGGGCAAGATGTTGAGTTCGACTTCAGAGGGCCAGACGCCCCCAATGCAGTCATTCTTGCTTACTACGAGGATGGCTCGTATTTCCCTAGCTCCGACGATGTGATGATCGTGGCCACCGATGCCGCGCCCAACACTCTGCTCGACCAAAGGGGAATGGAGTCGGCTATGAGAGGTGGCCTTCTTGATCAGTTGGTGCGACTGTTGATCAAGCACGGGCGAATGGAGTAATGCCCTCCACCCCGCTCCCTCGACTCGCCGTCACCGCCGCCAACGCGGCCACCATCCTGGGGGTCCCCAAGGGGACCTTCCAGGGGCTCGTAGATGCGGGGCTCATCACCCCGCTCCCTTATCTCGGAACCTACGCGATGTCCGATTTGAAGGGCTTGATTCAGGCACTTAGAACACAGCAAAACAGCACGAATGGAACGGATTTACAGGGGAATCAAGATCACAGGGAGAGTTCAGACGAAGGGCAAGATCGAGGCCCGCTGGACCTTCGACAAGAAGCGGAGCTCTTGCTACGGCGCAACATGGGAGGAAGCAGTCGAGAAAGCGATTCTGCGCCTGAAGCCGAGCCTCGCCGCCCGCGACGCGGAAAGCCTTCAGCGGCGTAGCCGTTCCGTCATTATCTGGTTCGCTGGCGAGCTGAGCCAGCTCTACGCCGACCGTTCACCCGCCACCCGCGAGCAAGCCGCCTGGGCCATTCAAACGCTCTGCGATTGCACGCCGGACGCTCTTCTGCTTGATGACCTCACCCTTGGGGCCGTGCTGGGAATCTGGCGCGAAGCCTGCGCGCGCTACCCGAAGCCCAACACCCGGAGAACGCTGCGGAAGTTCTTGGTGAGAGCGTGCGGGCTGTGGGCCAGGTCAGGAATCACACCCTACGATTACACGCGGGAGATCAAGGCGCCGGCCGCCACGCGAAAGGAGATCGTCCCCACCGCCGATGAAGCCATGCGGCTGTGGCTCGCTCACCGGGAGCACTACCTTGGCCCCCTGCTGTTCTGTGAGTTCGTCCTTGGGATGCGATCAAGCGAAGCCCGCGCCATCACGCTCGATATGCTGGGCGAGGATACGCTTCTGGTGCCAGGCACCAAGACGAAGGCCGCACACCGCACGCTGGCCCTCTCTCCGGCCATCAGCGCCGTCTTGCACCACTACGCCGCTGGCCAGCGCAGATACCTCTGCGGCAACTCTCAGGGCGGATTCCTGCGGGACAACATCACGAGAGACCTGCGGCCCCTCTACGCCGCCGCTGGGGTGCCTTACGCGGCTCAGCACGGCCTTCGCCATGCCTTTGCGACCGGTGCCGAGCTTTTGGGGATGCCTCGCTCCGTGCGCATGGCCATCATGGGGCAGTCGGTGACTCACGAAATCGGAGACCTCTATGTTCATCCGGCCCCGGTAAATGTACGGGATTGGCTCACGATTTGGGAGAACTCGCTTGGCCTCGAAGCGCGAAATCTGTGGGGTACCGCTGGGGTACCGGAAATCAGGTTGCCGAAGTAAATGGGCGATTTTGAACCTGAAATCTGGTCGGAGCGCCGGGATTTGAACCCGGGACCTCTTCCCCCCCAGGGAGTCGGCATTTGCTCATTTGAACCTGAGCCTGTGGCCGATTCTGCCACTTGCGCCCGGTTTAGCCTCGCAAAAGTGCGGGTGGTACCCCACGCGGCCTGGGGTACTGGGGTACGAATGATGTGGGTAGGATTACAGGCATGACGGCACTTCTTTTGATGGCTTCGATGGCGCAAGTGACTGGCCCCACGTCAGCGAGCGTGTTCGTGACCTCCTTCCCGCGTGAGCTTCGAGAGCCAAGCACTCTGGAAGCTGGTCGGCTACCCCGAGGATTCGGTGAGCACCGGCGATACGAGATTCTGGAATATCGAATGGTCGAGCAAGGCGGCCTGCGAGTGGTGACCTACACCGTGCGCAACACGCGCGAGCGAGAGCAACACGACATCTTCCAGGTGAAGGTGACGTTCCTCTCCGACAATGGGACGCCGCCCGAGCGCATGCTCCCCACTAAGGGCCTCCCGGCTTACGTTCAGGACGGCCAGGGAGCGAAGCAGTGGATCCATATCGAAACGTCCGGCGCTGATAAGTACGAGAGCCGCTTCAAGCTGGCCACGCCGCACTATGCGCCCACCACGGCCACGGAGATGATCGAGGCCGAAGGCGTCGGCAAGGCCCGCGTGTCACTCACCCGGGACAACAAATACATGGTCACCCTGACCACCTACCTGTTCCACAAAGGCAACCGGCGCGATTACTTCATGATCGCGGGCACGCTGAAGCCGTAAGGAAAGGGACGGAAACCGTCCACCATCGGTACACTTCGACTAAGCCTTCGAGCGCAAATAGGTGAGATAGTCGGCCCCGCGCTGCAGGTCCCAGAACACCTGAACAAAGCCGACCTCGCCTTCCTCTCGCGGATCCACCACGGCCATGCACGAAGGCGAGATCGTATCTTCGTGGAACCCGTTGGCATCGGCGTATTCATCGGCCTCCTTATACGAGCCCACGCGAATGGCGTGCCCCATGTGGCCAGAGACCCCGTTCCTGAGCACGGTGTACGCTGATACGTGGGTATGGGCGCCCACGATGATGTGCGCGTCCGACCCCCGGTAGTTCTGCTTCGCCTGGGCGAATGACGGGTTGTATTGGCTGTGGCCTCGGTGGGTGTGCCGAGCGTCGATCTTCAGCACCGAATCACCCGCATGGACTCTGAACATCGAGCCGTGAGAGACGTAGGCCACGTTCATCTCTTTGCAGAGGGTCGCGGCCGTCTTGCTCCATTGGTCATGGTTACCGAGGATGACCGCGAGCCAGTCATGCTTGAGAAGCCAACGCATCATCTCGGTCTCTTCATCCACCGTGATCTCTTGGCCGCCGTAGAGCCGCTGAAGGAAGCCAACCCAGTTATTCGTGAGGTCCCCCATGTTGATGGCGTGAAGGCCATCCGTTTGGTTCACGATCTCCAGGTCTCGCATGATGGCCGAGATGTTGCACCCCGGGTCGCCAAGGTGCGGGTCCCCGAGGAACGCAATGGCGTAGGGCGCGTCATTCGGCATGGTGACGGTAATGCCGCTCTTCTTGGCGTCGTGCTCGGTGAGTTTGCGCCGGTGGGAGTCCATCTGCGCGGCCAGCAGCTCTTCGATGCTCCGGGAGCCGGACTCCCTGAAGCTCATGTCCACGAACGGTTTGGCCTTGGCCGTACTCGCGTTGGTCTTCAGGTGTTGCGCCATCTTGATGATGGAGTCCGTGCTTCGCTGGTTGCCAGTCAGCGCCATGAGCTTGGCGGCGATCTCAGCAGAGGAAAGGTTCTGCTGCCGGCCTTCGATGACAAGGGCCTTTTCAGCGTCGGTCCAAGGGATTGAGCGGGGCATTATTCACCCTTCCTGATCTTTTCCCAGCACCCGGCGTAGCCCGCGATGTCCATCATGGAATCACGGTGGTCCGGCGAGTTGCACATCCTCGCCACCTTCAGCTGAATCATGCAGAGCACAACGTGCTCCGGCGTGATGGTCTGGCCAAGCACCACGGACCAAAGCTCCGCAATGCGTTTGAAGTTCTCGGAAGCAGGGCCGTAGTCTTTGGCCCGCTCCCCGTTGATAATCTCATCAGCTTCTTGAAGGATGGTTTTCATGCTTAGCTCGCAGGGGTGGGGAGGTAAGGACTTAGGGCGTCAAATCCAGGGGTCCATCAGATACAGTTCGTTGCGCTGGAGCGTGATGACCGAGGAACTGTTCCCGGCGTTCTGCATCTGGAATCGGTTGGCTGGGAACCCAGCAGGCACCGAAAACAGAACCGCAAACTCAAGATTCGCAGGGATTTCCACCGAGTCAATCCGCATCTGCCATGCGTGGGAGGCCGCCACGCTGGCCGGGTCGCGGAACCCGAAGTAGCTGGAAGCGTTGGGAACGCCGCCGCTCGACTGGATGCCCCCGACCCATAGGTAAGTGGAGCCCGCCGCCGCAATGGCCGAGGTGGTGTGCGCCAGCGCGTTTGCCGAGCCGCGAGTATGGGCAAACGTGTTGCCCACAGTGCCCGAATTGACCGCAGAACTCGCACCCGTGCCGCTCGTGGTCCAGCTTGTTGGGGTGACCGCGCCGGAGTTGAGATTGAAGATCGGGTTGGGGAAGAGCCCAGCTTTGCCCGCAGCGTTGGAGAACGGCAAGAGCGAGGCCGGGATTCTCGGGAACTCCGCTAGAATCAGGTCCGCAATCCGCTGACCGCGCGCCCGGTTGGCATCGTGGGTGAGGTGGGTGTTATCTCGGAACAGGCCCGCCGTGCCGAGGCCATCCACGCCCACGCACGGCCCCCAAGTGTCCTCAAAGGGGATTCGGTACTCGACCGCAAGGCGTCGGTACGCTTCGTTCAGATTGTCGTAGGCCGCGCCTGTAGTGACTCGGTTGGGCAGTACCCCGCTAATGATCGGAGTGGTGCCGACTTCGAGCAACCCTTCGATCATGCGCCGGGTGTTGGCGATGGTCACCGAGGTGGCAATCGCGGCCCCAATGTCGTTGGTGCCCGCGTCAATCACGCAGAACGTAGCCCGCCGCGCACGCGCCGTGGCCAGGTGATTCGCCAGCACTTGAGCTGATGTAAGCCCCGCTTCACCCGCGACCCCTGCATAAGCAAGGCGAGCCCGCGAGTAACCAGACGCCCAGAAGATGACGTTGTGCTGGTTCACCGTGCCATGGCGGCCCGTGGCCAGGTTCTGTTGATCGTTGCCCGCCGAAGTGGTCACGCCGCTTGCGAGTTGCGAGTTGCCCAGCCCGATGATCGTCGCAATGCGGCTCAAAGGGCGGGCCGAATCAAAAGGGGAGACGTCGATATTCACCGCCGCGCCCACAAAGCGGATTTCCTCGAAGGAGCGAACGTCCATCGTGATGATGCGTCCTGCGTTGAAGTAAAGCCGCCCGCTGGAATCCTCGGCGGGTCGGTCGCTCGTAATCCGGTCGTGAATCTTGTCGAACTGGCTACTCCCAAGAGAGCCCTCAATCGTGATTGGGCCGACGCCCGCGTTGAAGCGGATGCTGACCTGCTGAGACGTAATGACCGAAAGAGCTTGACCGTCCGTGAGGGCGTGAGTGGTCGCGGGCATGACCGCCTCTGCCCTCACGTTCAGCTCATGTCAACCGAACCCAGGCCGAGCCAGTGCTCTGAATGGTCACCGTCTGCTGGTTCGTGGAGATGGCCACCGTGCCGGTTCCATCAATCGTATCTGCGCCATCTGCGACCACGTTCACCGTGTTGGCGCCTTGGCGCTTGATGTTCAAGACACGCCCGGGAAGAGCCGACGCCGCAGGGAGAGTAATCGTGCGCACGCCCGCCGATGAGTTCACCACCAGGGTGTAATCCTCAGCCCCCACCGTGATGTCACTGGAAACGGAGCGCAAGGGGAGCTGCGCCGAACCTTGCAGGCTGATGGCCCGCGTCAGAAGGTTCACCGTCACGATGTCGCCACCCAGCGAGTACGTCCGTAGGGAGTCGAACCGTCCGAGGTCCACCCGGCCCGTATCGTTCACGCTCGTAATCGAGCCGCCCGAGGTCACCACCTGGCCAAGACACACCGCCTCGCCGCCGATGTCGGTGCTGGTGGCCGTGAACGTCACCAGACCTTCCGAGTCAATCCAGACGTAGTTCGTGGCATTGTTCGGGCAAGTGGCCGTGTCCGCATCGAGAGCCACCAGGCCATTGGCCCAGATGGTTCCCGCAGCGATATTGAGCGTCAGCCCGCTCCCGGCCGTAATCGCAAGGCCAGAGAGCACGCCCCGGCCCACCACGCGGGCCAGCACGCCTTCGAGGGCGTCCATTAGCCCATTCCATGAGGCGACCGAGAATGTGGAGGGAGTAATGCGGGGAAGGCTCACGAAATCTCCACCCACGTTTCGGCCAGGTCGGTGCTCTCGAATCGGCGCACGCCGTCAATCACAAAGACCAAGGTCTCGTGGGCGTCGCCTGCGAACTCAAGGCCCCCTCGCACTTCATCCGCCGTCACGATCACGCCCATGTCTTCGTAGCTCGCCGCTTTGTGCATCCGCCGATAGGCACGAAAATCGCCGGAGTCCCACACCACGTTGATTTCGTAGCCCATCGAAGGATGAGTGGCAATCGCAATCACGCTTCCGCCCATCAGCACGGTTGCATCCCCCCATGAGCGGCCATGATCGCCGGAGCGGTGCTCTTGCACGGTGCCATCCAGGCACAGGGCCACCCGGAGCGTTCCATCAGGGTGCCAGGCCACCTGAGCATCAGTGACGCCCTCAGCGTCAACCACAGTCGCTTCATAGCTCGTGCCCTTGGCGTCAAAGACCCAAGATGTCACCTGCGTCTCTCGCACAAAGACCGCGCACACCTGCCCGAGCGGCATCCGGCATAGATGGACGCCCGCACCGAGCACCGCCGCGATCTCTTCAAGCTGGGCGTAGAAGCCATGCCAGGGCCGCCCGCTTGCCCACGTCCGCGCCCCGGTCTTGAGCCGCCATGCGAGCGTTTCTGAGCCGTCCATGGGCTCGCTGTGCTCAGTGGCGAACCATGACGAAGGGGCAACGATGTCCGCTGTCACCTTGGTGCCGATGGAATTGTGCAGATCGAGCTTCGAACCGCTGGAGATGTACCGGCGTGGCTCTTGCACCCAGCTGATGACTTCCATCCCGTAGGTGCCGGTCTCGGCAAAGGTCGAGAGGTTGCGGGTCCTCGCGGGGAACGTCGGCACCGGGGGCACTTCGGCCAAGGTGTTCACCAGGGCCACCGGGAGCGTTCTGGCCGTCACAGGGGGCAAGGGGAATGCAATCGTCCCGCGATCAATCGCGCCCACGCTCTGCCCTTCCTGAGCATCGAACCGGGCCACCAGCTCTGCGGCCTCGCCATCGGTATAGAACAGCCCTTCCGCCATCATCCGCATGGTGCGCATGGCGTCGATGATCGTGCTCTTATAGCCGAGCGCGCGCACCTCCGGGTGAAAGATGTTCCCGCGCCCCGTCTCGTACCAGTCGAGGTTGGCCCACCGGGGGCCAGGGCCGTCCGCATAGAGCCAGGCCCCATGCGCCGCCGTGGTCCAAAAGAGCTGCGGCACTTCCGGCGACGTGAGCAAAGTGATGTGAGGCAGGATGACCGTCGCCTCATCGTCAATGATGTCGAACTCACACCGGAGCTTGCGGGGAGTGCGTCCGGTGAGCAAGCTAAACAGCGTGGCCCGCTCCGGGTCGCCCATCATGAACGTGGAGATTCCAGTCGGCTGCATATCCGCGCCTTGGTCGCTGATGTAGAGAGCGCCGTTATCCTGCGCCCAGTCCCCCGCATACTTGCTCTGAGGGCCAATGGGGAGCCGGTAATCCTCGCCCTCGGTGGTGAAGCCGTCGCCGGGCGTTAGCTCGATGAGTTCCCGCTCATCGTCCCGCCCCACGGTGTACCAGCGAGCCGCAGATACGTTGGTGGTGGTCCAGCGGGCTTCGATGCGATCAGCAAAAGCCGCGAGCAGATACGGGTAATGGTCGAAGTCGGCAAGGTTCAGCTCAAAGGCGATGGTGGTGGCGTCCGGGTCCGGCGTGAGTTCGATTCCCGTGGAGCCTACGTCAATGGTGCAATCTTCCCCCACGCCGTAGAGCGTTTCTGAGCGTTCATCAAAGGTGATCTCTTCAGGCAGGACGGATTCCCGCACCTGGAACCGAGAGACGCCCACCCAGTCGAGGCCGTCACGTTCCCGGCCGGTGCCCGCGCCAAAGAAGTTATCCAGGAACGGGGTGTGCCCGCTCTCTTCCAGTGGACATGAGATCATGTGGTTCTTGGTGCGAACGTCTTCCTCTTCGGGGAGCGAGCCATGCTGGAGGTGCTGCATCCGCACGAGCCGGTGATAGTCTTCGTAAGGCGCCGGCCCGCCATCAATCAGCCAGTCGAAGCGGGCATAAGCCAGCGACCAGAACGGGCTGGCGATATAGTTCACATAGCGAACCAGCGGCTCCAGGTGGTGGATGTAGCCCGCAAGCTGGGCGTTCTGGGAAAGACTCTCAACCGTGTGAGGGAAGTAGACGCCGATGGACTCCACGTCGCTATCCGTGTAGGCCGGGTCATCGTCACACGCCGTCGCAGGGCTCGACGAGATGCCCCGCGCCCGAGTGGCCACCATCGGCGCATAGACCGGGGTACTCCACGGGTCTTCGATGACGTGAGGGGCCGAGCGCACCACCGAGAGCAACTGAGTAAAGCTCGGATGCACTTCCTCGATGACCGTCAGATTCCCGCCCGGTTTCGGCGGGGTGTTCGGCCCCAGCTCCCAGAACCGATTGGAGCGGGCTTCAGTCTTAGGGAATCCAAACCGGAGCCACATGGCCGCGTAATCGTCAGGGATGAGCCGCCGCACTTCCCGGGAGAGGTCAGGCACCAGCATCACCCGCCCGTTGCAGGACTGGCCATCAAGCTCAGCCGGAGCCGCTGCAGTGCCCGGAGGAATCGGACACCCGGCCCGCAAAGAAGCCGCGCTGGAATCGAGGTTCAGAAGATCGCCCCATGTCCGGTCTGCCACCACAATGCCGGCTGTGCTCAGGCCGAAGGGAGACGTGCTCACCGCGGGCTCAGTGATCGTGGGGAGAGTCACCGGGAGGTCTTCCCAGCCTGAGCCCTCATCGAATCGCCAGCCGCCCCGCACTTCGTGGGTCATCGTGGCCGTGTGGTTGTAGTCACCAGGCACGCCGCCCGCGCCAGCCAGAGCGTTGCCGAACACGTCAGCCGGGATACCAAAGACGGGAATCCACGAAGGGCCGAGGCCGGTGCCGTTGAATGTCGCGCCGCCCAGCGAGACCTGGAAGGAACCGTTCGTCCAAATCTCGATGTCATCCACCGTCATGCGCCAGGTGGCCGCCACCGATGGGTCCAGCGCATAGAGCCGCACGCCCACAAAGACCACAGAGATGGACAAAAGCCAGCCCCCGGCGCCCACAGCCCCCGTCTGACTCCATCCACCAAAGGGAGCGTTCGGACCATCGTAGAAAAGCTGATAAACCCCGGTGCTCGTGCCCGCCTCGATCGAGAGGAACACTCCGGCATTGACTACAAGCTGATTCGGAGTCGCGCCCGTGATGAGAGTGGCCGTGCTACTGGCGTTCGCAGTGGAGCCCGAGAGCGTGCATGACACGTCGCTCACCAGGCCCAGTTCGAGCTTCGGCCAATACTTGATCTTGCCCGCAATCGGCATTTACGGCCTCACGATGTCCGGGCCACCGATGCGGCTGTACCCTGGCACGAACCAGAACTTCCCCACATCCTCAGAAACGACATTCACGCCGTCCACATCCGTCGCAAGCACCCGAAGCTGAATAGATTCCCGCGTGGCCAGTTGCGAGGCGTCTACGGAGCCCGAAACCCGCTGGCGAGAGAGCACGCCGTAGGGGCTGTTGTGCATCCGGCCAAACCGCTGGCCCGCCCGCTGATAATCTCGAAGTTGCCTCTGTTCAGGTGTCATTGTGCCTCCGGCAAGAACTCATCCGCCGTCCACATCGGAGCCTCTTCAAAGTCCGTGGTGCCGACGTATTCCAGCGTGTAGAGAGCCGACCATGTGTAGTCCCTGCGCTCGGTGCCGCCAAAGTCATCCGCGCCGGGGGTCTCGGGGTTATCGTGCTCGAGCTCTGGGGGGCAAGAGACGATGCGCCAAGCCCCGTAGCTCACGGGGTCGCCTACTTCGATGCCCCGGTCCACATCGTCAGCCGGTGCCGGGCCAACGATGGCCACAAGGTCATCAGGCCAGATGTCCGGCCCCCATTCGCCTTCCATTGCGAGAGAAACCCGCATCCTGCCTTGCTCATCGAAGAGTCGCCGGGCGTACCGCGCCAGGCCATCCAGCGTGCTCGCCATGGCCGTATCGCTGGCCGTGGTTCTGCGCATCCGCGCCCGCACTTCATGGGCGGGAAACTCAGGGTCCCAGGCCCGTGGGTCCGGCGCAATGAACGCCGCAATCGCATCAGCGCCATCACCTGTGCGAGTGCTGGAGTAGCAAGCGAGGGCATTGAAGGAGCCCCGCTCAATGACGGGCTCCATTTGATCAAAGAGTCGGTAGCGATGATCGGCCCAGCGTTCCTCATCGGTGGTGAGTTCCGTGGGCTCCGTGCTCATGGAGAGATGGAACACATGGTCCAAATCTTCCACCGAGGTGTAGAGCTTCGAGAACCGGCACACCCACATCCCGTCTTGGCGCATGACGTGAAGGTAAGGCTGGCCCTGGCGGCCGTAGTTCGAGCGCAGAGCCCGGAAGAGGTCACCAACGGTCGCATCATCGTTCACCAGCTTCCAGTCATCCCCGCCTGAATCGCTCACCCCGTCCACGGTCACCGTGTCGAGTTCGGGATCAATGCTCAGTTCAGCGTCCGGGAACCCCGCCCGCTTGAAGCCTTCCCGGAGAATCGCGCCGATGGTCTGACGGCTCAGGGATTCGATACCAGCCGCGCTCGTGTCATCAAGCTCGTGCCAGAGGTCTTCGATTAGAAGGTCATCACTCACGATGAGCGAGCGGCGCGGGGAGCGCACCATCATGTCATCCTCTTGCACTTTGACCCCGCCTTCTACAACGGGGCGGCGCCGGCGCACGACTCCTTCAAAGACCACCGTCTCATCCACCGTGAGCTTGATGGTTCCGCCCATGGTCAGCAGCTTCTTGTAATCCTCCTTCAGCGTGGGCGGGTCTGTGGCCGTATCCAGCGACTCCACGCTCACAAGAGCCTCAAGCACCGAACCCGCCATCTCACTCGTGGCCTGCCATGAGAGCTTGCGCCAGTGCGCGGAGAGGTCGATTTCCTCCGTCGTTGGCGTCACAATCTCGGGCGGCACTTCAAACTGCATCGCCCAAAGCTCAGGGGTGTAAATCCCCGAGTGACTGGGCCGGAGCCATGTGCGCAGCGACACTTGCCGGTCGGTGGCCGCATCCCAGGAAACCGCGACGCTCGCTAACGCTCCGTTCTCATCCGTGTAGCCCGTGCCGACCGTGGTGAGATCGCCCGTCTTGCACAGCGTGGCCGGGAGTCCGACCCCTTCGGTTTGCCCCACAATGCCGAACGACGTAGCCTTCGGCGCAAGGGCCGATACCGCGTGCGTCATCACTTCGGGCAAGGGTTCAGGGAGCGTGCGCACGCCCGTGGCCACATACCGCACCGCCGCCAGACCAAAGGCCACCTGATACTCGGTGCTTCGGACGCCCACGAAGATGGAGGTGCCTTCCGTCTTGCGCGTCACGCCGATGGAAGGGTCCGTGGGGCAAGGAATCCCCCACCGCTTGCACTCAATGAGGAAGGCCGAGCGAACCCCTGTGTCTGTGTTGCTGGCATTCGTCTCACCGCCCCCGCCCGCTTGGCTGAAGACGATGCTGATATTGTCCGGCCCCCAGGGCACTACCGTGAGTTGGAAGGGGCTCCCGTGGTCAATGCCACCGGCCGCAAACTCCAACCGCTGAACGTGCGCCCACTCGGTTGCAGAGCGGCGCGTCCACAGCCAGGCGTAGCCCGAGGCGTGAAGGCTCAGGAAGAAACGGCCCCCGAAGGCCACCCCCATGTAAACATCTGCCCGGTCGCTCATCGTGCCGAGCGGCTGAATGAGCATCGAGAATCCCTCGTTGGGGCGCATCGTGCGGGCCGTCTTGGCCACCCAGGAAAGATCGAACGTGGCCCCTGCATCGAGCGGGGTGAGCCAAGCATCCACCGAGGCCAAAGCGGCAATCGGCGCGAGCGGGTCAGGCCGGAGCGTGGCCCAGAGAATCGGAGAGGCCCCGAGGTCATCCCGCACTTGTTCAGCGAGGGCACCAGCGGCCACCGTGAGCTGATTCGGCCTTGCGCCGGATCCAAACCAGTCATCCGACCAATACTCATCCTCCATGAACGTGGACCATAGCGGGCCAGGTTGGAGCATGATGACGCCCGTATTGGGCTCCATCCAGAGGCCGTTATCCACCGGTTCCCCGGCTGTATCCATAGCGAGCGGCCCGGGCTCGAGCTTCGTAGGGCCAGGCGCGGCCCCTCGGAGGGCCTTGGCACGCCGGTAGAACGCAAAGGCGTTGCGGCGCATCGAAGGGCGAGCATAGTTCGCCGTGAGCGTGACTCTGGGCGGCACTTAGAAGCCCGCTCCGTAGTTCAGTCGAGCGTTCGCTTCAGCGTTGGCCCGGTCAATACTGGCGCGGCGCGGAGACGTGCCCCCACGGCGGCCCTGGGCGTCCCAGTTGCGCTGACGGTTGCGCTCTTGGCTATCGAGCCGTTCTGCTTCACTCCGTTGCCGCTGGGCTTGCATCTCCGCCCGGCGTGACTCAGTGGCGAAGATTTGATCATCACCCGTGGCCATGAAGTATTCAGTGCGGCTCATGCGGCGACCTGCCCGGTACTTTTCGTAAGCCGCCTTGCGCATCTCGGCTTCCCGCACCGGCTTGAAGGTTCGTTCGGCCTCTTGGTCAATCTCTTGCCGAAGCTGAGAGCCCGACTTGAAGCCCCGCCCGGCCAGGCCGTTCTCGATCTGGCCAAAGAGCGTGTCATCGTAGCTCATGCCAGCGAGCCGCCCGACGCCTTCCACGATTCCAGCGAGGGCCAGGGCACCAGCGACGAAAACGCCGCCCGCACCCGCCGCAGTGCCGAGGGCTCCCATGCCTGCACCAGCAGACCCCGCACCAGGCACGATGCTACCGACGCCCGCTTGCCCGAGCGTGTCTTTGAACACGGACGCGCCCGCTGTCTTGGGAATCTTCGACCCACGTCGCCAGCCACCACCACCAAGGAGGCCACCACCCTGAGAAGCAGCGGCGGCGTTGCCAGACGCGGCAACCAAAGCCAAAGCCTTGGCTGCGCGAAGGGACTGAATGGTGAGGGCAATGCTTGTGCCCTTCATCACGGCCCAAACAGTGACCATGCCTCCGCCGATGGCTTCCCAGTTGTTGATGAGTAATCGACCGGCCCACACGAGGCGCGGCATCTCACGGGCCAGGTCCTTGACCACGGGAGTGAACTCCTTGCCGAGTGCAGGGAGCAAGTCTTGAGTAATCGCGTTCTGCATCTGAGTGAGCGCGACGGAGCCTTGCTGGCTGACTTCACCCAGCATCTTCACGGCATCCCCCGATTCACCGAAGGCTAGGAGCGCGGTGTTCACTTCCTCGAAGGTGAGCGGGTTGGTTTGGCTACCGATGCGATCGGAAAGGCCGGCGTTCTGCAGCACCCGCACGAGGTTCACGCCTTGCTCTTGCATGATGCGGAGTTCGTCACCCTGGAGGCGTCCGTAGTTTGCGATCTGGGTGTATTGCACGAGCGCACGCGCCATCCCTTCCGTGTCAGCACCAGTGATGAAGCCCGTGGCGATGAACGCCTTCATGGTGCGCATCAGCATCTCTGGATCCAGATTGTTCGAGAGTTGCCGGAGCGAGGTCGAGACTTCCTTCAGGGGCAAGCCAAGAGTGTCCGAAAGTGCCCGCGTCTGATTGAATACGCTCTGGCCGTCCTGCGCTCCGTACCGGTAGCGGAAGGAACGCGCGAGGCCCTGCTGATTGTCATAAGCCCGCACCCCGCTGGCAATGAGCGAGGCACCACCCGCCACACCGAGCGCACCGGCACCCGCACGCATGTAGCCACTCACGCCCGCCTGATTGGCCATCCCGGCCATCTCTCGCTTCAGGTCACGAATGGCCCGCTGAGCATCACGCGCGGCCTGCGCTTGTTGCTTGGCAGCTTCTTTGGCCGCCTTGCCTGTGAGAGCGTAGGAATCCGCGACGGCCTTGTTTGCGCTCGTGGTGACCCGGGCCGATGTTCGGGCTTCGAGGCCCTGACTGCGAAACAGGTTTCGGAGCGTGGTGATTTCCCGGATGACGGTCGCCGCCTGGGCCAACCGCGCACGGATTACGACTTGGTTCTCGCTCACCTTCGCCGCTGGCGACTGGAACGCTGAGTGTCAGCC